GCTTTGTGGGCGTCAGCGTAGGCAGCGTATTCCGAGTTGGTTGCGCAGCCTGTCAGGGCCACCGAACAGACGGCGAGGGCGAGTAATTTCATGGTTGCTCCGGTTGCGGGTCTGCAAGAACCCAAGAAGTTGTGGCCTCATCCCAGACGTAATACGGCGGGCTGTTCGGGATTGGCATTGGCACGGGAGCCTCCCACAGATAAGAGAAGCTGTCCATGACCCATGACGGGTATGGCTGCGGCGGGGAGAATCCTGCGCCATCTGGGCCATCGGGCAACCACAGGTATCCGATCCCAGCAAAGTTTTTACGGAATGCCTTGGATTGGTCTGGGTCGGGCGTGTTGGTGTTGGGGGTGTAGTAAATGCCGCCCCGTGTGTTGTAGCTGGTTTGCACAAAGCTGGCCGGGTCGCCCCAATTGCCCGTGTCGATTTCAGCTTGATCAATGACCAGCACGCGCTGGACAATGTTGTTTTCGTCTATTTGGGCAAACTGGCTCATGCTGTATACGTCCCAGAAGATGTAAAGGTGTGGTAGGTGTACCCACCTGCCGAAGAAACCGTGCCGCCGGTTCCGCGCTGCGCTCCAGCGTAGCGAAGGATGACAATTCCAGAGCCGCCTGATCCGCCTGCGGGGTTGGGGTTTGGTCCTCCGCCGTTTGCGCCACCGCCACCGCCGCCCGTGTTAATTGTTGCTGAGGTAAGAGCACTGGACGGCCCCCCGGTCCCCCCGCCACCAGTGCCGCCGGGGATTCCAAAAATATTAGCGTCGCCACCGCCCCCACCGCCAGCGTATGGCGTTCCATTTAGCCAAGTAGAACCATTGCCCCCTTTGCTGTTATTGGGTGGAGAAACGAATGCACTATTGCCAGCGGCACTAGCGCCACCGCCACCGCCGCCGCTATCGCTGTCACCATTCCCTCCAGAATTTCCTTGCCCGGATGTTCCTGCTGCGCCAGAACTGCTGTTGCTGCCGCCCCCACCCCCCGACCCCCCACTTGTCGAGGCGTTAAATATGTTTCCGCCCCCGCCGCCACCAGTGGAAGATGTAAGGGCACCAAATGAAGACCCCGAACCAACTGATCCGGCAGCGCCAATACCACCGGGACCACCGCTGCCACCGGAGCCAACAGTTGTTACGTAACTTGCGCCGGGACTTACGTTTGCTGAAGTTGATATATACCCACCAGCACCACCCCCTCCGCCGCTACGGCTGCTGTCGTTAAAAGCCCCGGCCCCACCGCCTCCGCCAGCAACAACCAGATACTCAATGGCGTAGGTGTTTGACTTTCCGTACAGCGAACTCATGCTCCATGTCGTACCGCTACCGCCAACACCCGCCAAAGTGCGGACGTTGGCTTGGTTCATCGATATGGTCGCGGTCAGGCTCAGGCCAAGTTCTTGCGCAACACTGACCGGGCTTGATGTGCCCCCCATATTCAGGGGGCCGCTTGCTGGCATTACCATGCTTGCTCCTTATGGGGTGCCGTAGGCGGTGATGTTGTCTGCGGAGATAAGAGCACCTGCGCTGCTGAACGAGGCAACCACGGTTCCGCCGTACTTGATCACGAGCTTACCGCTTTCTTCCATGATTGTGAAGTTGGCTGTGGTGACGCTGGACACTGCGCCGCCAAGCGTGATGTTACCCGTCGATGTCACGGTGCCAGAAAGGGTCAGGCCGTTGGCCGATCCCGTACCCGCAACAGAAGAAACCGAGCCGCCGCCAGTGCCTGCGCCGATGGCCGTGCGGAAGTCCGCAGCGTTCAGGGAAGAGACGGTGTTGTCCGCATTGAAGCGTGGGAATGTCACTGCGCTCGGGTTGCTGATCGTGAAGAGGTTGCCCCCCAGCGTGGTTGCACCGAAGTTGGTCCGGGCCGTTGCCGCAGTTGTTGCGCCCGACCCGCCGTTGGCCACAGGAAGTGTGCCGGTGACGTTGGTGGCCAAGTTCACAAAGGTGGTGGACGTGGAGCCTGTACCGCCCGAAGCAATCGGCAACGCTGCGCCCAAAGTCAGAGAGCCAAGCCAATTGACCTGCGCCCCGACATCCGTGCCGTTGTTGTACACCACCGTGCGTGTGCCTGCAGGGACTGCCACGCCAGTCTGGCCAGAGACCTTGACCGTCACAGCGTAGCTGGAGCCGTTGATGATCAGGTATGGCTTCTCGATGGCCGGGACGTTGATGGTGCCCGCAGCAGACACCGCGCCGGAGGCGATATTCAAGCACAGTGCCCGGGCATCCTGCGCCGCCGTGGTGTTGGAGAGCGTCAGCGTGCAGACGTTGGCTGTGAAGTCGCCGGAGTCCAGAGTGGCCATGCCCACCATGGCCTGCTCGATGGCGGTGCCAATATTGGAGTTGGTCGTGGTGCCCCAAGTGCCTGACTGCTCACCGTTGCCGATCAGCTCAAACTTTAGGTTGGAGAAGGTGCTTGACATGATTATCCTTTAGGCTTCGGCTGCGCCAGCGTAGTATTCCACGGTCTTCAAGAACGCATATGCCTGCGTGAGATAACTGTCTGAAGACGCCGTGTCCAGCCTAAAAATAGCTGGTACTTTGTACTCGGCATTGATGACGCCCAGCATGTTTTTGTTGGCCGCACGAGAGGCTGCATCCTTCCAGACGCAGATGACCATGCGTCCGTAATAGCCCGCCGTCCACTCCATGTCAGCATCTACCAAATCGCCTTGGTACACGCGCCCGTTCGGCTGAGGCAGCGTGCGGTCAGCCATTCGTTTCTCAACGTCAAGTTGCGTGATGACGTGATACGCGCCGGGTATAACAAGCCCGGTTCCAGCAATTTCAAAGTCTCGGATCAAAGCCATCATGCACCTCGTTTCAGTTCAGCAAGCTCAGCCTGCAATTGTTTCATCATCTGCTTCAGCTCAACAACTTCTTGTGCCAGCATAACGGCTGAAGCCAGCGCGGCATTTCCATACGACACGGACTTTGTTTTCATGTCGTCCGTTGCTGTGGACACCGCCTCCGGCAGCACCTCTTCAAGCGATTGGGCCGATACGCCAACTTGCACCATCGGCAAGTCGGTTCGTTCATACGTACCAACTTTTACCTTGGCCAGCTTTTCGACAAAGTTATTGCACAGCGGCTCCCAGTTTTTCTTGAGGCGCTCATCCGAATACGCCGTGACGTTACCGGAAGCCTTGACGTTGTACGAAAGGCAAGAGCCAAAACCGCCGTTGATGGCGACGATCAGGCCGTGGCTGTCCAAGTTGCCCGCAATACCCCCAGCACTCGGGTACGACCAAGTTACCCCATACAAGTTACTTATTGCGCCGCCAGCCGTTGTCTTGTAAGCATCCCCCATGGCGAACCAGCCTTGGAAAATGGTACTGGCGTATAGGCCTACAGTGCTTAAACCGTAGTTGTCATCAATATAGAAAAAGCCGTTTGACCGGGTGGCTCTTGTTGCGGTTGCCGCGTTGCCCGTACACGAAGCGGAAGAACCCGTTGTGTTGTCTGAAGTACGAGCAGAATCCACACGCACCCCGTAGGTTGAGGAGCCGTTCCACCCCATCAGTGTTGGGTACGTGGATGACCATGCAACTGCTGCGTTGGTGTTGTTTACCGCTCCGCCGCTTGGGGATGTGCTGGCAGATGCGTCAAAAATAACGTGCCCGTTGGCGTAGTTCTTCCACGCCATCAAACCAACCACGTTACCAAGAACCCCGGTGCCGCTCCAGTTGCTTTGGCCGCTTGCCAGAGTTGTGGCTGTGGCGGCATTACCCGTGACGTTACCCGCAGCGGTGATGTTGCTGGCTGTGATGGCTCCGGTTGCTCTAATGGTGCCATCACCACCACAAAGGAAAATACGGGATACGCCGCCAGCAGCGACATACATACCCCAATCCGCAGGAACGCCGGATTGCCCGGTTACCGAGCCAATTGTGTAACCGATGCCATACATGTTGCCAAGCGTTGTTGCAGTGGGGACGTATGCACCGCCAATACTGTAAATTGCCCCTGATGTTGCGGATGTTTCAACGCTGGAGTAGTTACCGCTTAACCAACCCTGCCCTGCGGCTGATCGGGTGTATACCGATGATGCTGTGACCGCACCACTAAACGAACCCGTTGTCGCCGATACCGTGCCACCAGATAGGTTTGTAGCCGTACCACCGTTTGCTGCCGCAGTAATTGTGATGTTTGCGGTGCCGTTGAAGCTTGTGCCGTTGATCGTGCGGGCTGTCTGAAGCGCCGTGGCCGTGGCCGCGTTGCCGGAGGTGGAGCTGGATGTGGTGGCGTTACCGCTCAAAGCAGCGGTGATCGTGCCAGCGCTGAAGTTGCCGGAGGCATCTCGTGCCACGATGGTCGAGGCAGTGTTGGCGTTTGTGGCGTTTGTGGCAATCGTGACTGCGCTGGAGCCGTTGTAGCTCGTGCCCGTCAGGAAGGTGCCGAACGTCAGGGTGTTCAGGTTTGACCCCAAGGCCACCCCCGAGATCGTGCCCGCGCTCCATGTGAACGCAGAGCCGTTCCAGTTCAGGACTTGGTTGGAGGCTGTTGGGGCTGTGATGAAATTTGAGATGCCCGCGCTGGTCTGGTACGCGATCCGGTTGGCCGCGCCGCCTGCAAGGTTGGTCGCTGTGGTTGCGCTCGTTGCCGCACCGCTCAGTGTGGCCGTGATGGTCCCTGCGCTGAAGTTGCCCGAGGCGTCCCGGGCCACGACTTTGGAGGCGGTGTTGGCGTCCGTGGCATCCACGGCAAAGGTGCGAGCTGCGGAGCCATCAAACGTGCCGCCAGAAGTCAGGAACGTGCCCGCTGTCAGGGCGTTGGCCACCGAGCCAGCTTGGCCAGAAATGTTGCCCGACACCGCTGCGCCCGAGATGGCGATGGCCGTGGGGGTGACGCCTGTGACCTGCCCCTGCGCGTTCGTGATGATCACCGGCACATTGGATGCTGAGCCGTATGTGCCCGCAGTGCCAGTATTGGTGATGCTGAATTGTGTGCCGGAGAGGGTCAGGCCCGTGCCTGCGCTGTAAATCTGCGCCGAGCTGATCTGGGCAAACGTGATGTTGGTTGTGCCAAACGTGATGACGCCAGTCGTGTTGCAGGTGTATGTCTCGCCCGCGCCGGTTGCGCCCTGCTGCACAAAAACAGTAGAGCCTTCGCTCAAGCCTGCAGCACTGTTGATGACGTAGGTGTCCGCATCACTGGAGCGAGTCAAAATCCAGTTGGTCGATCCCGAGCCCACATCGCTTACGACGTAGATACCGTTCTGAGTTTGCGTGGTCTGCTGGTAAACCAGCACGCGATCCGCCACGCTGACGGTCACGCCGTCAATCACCAAAGCAGCCTGAGTACCAGCGTTGGTCAGGGTTGCGCCCACACCGGCTGTGCCGTTGTTGTAGGTTGCGTTCAGGTTGATCGGTGATTCCACCCGCACTGGCTGGTGGAAGTGAATGCCCGAAGCCGCCAGCGTGTCCACATAGGTCTTGTTGACCAAATCGTTTGCGCTTGTGGGCGTGGTCGATACCGTGCCTGCTGTAATGTTGGCGGTGGTGATGTTGGCAGTGCTGGTGCCCAGAGTCCCGATGTCCAGCACCGAAACGGCAGAGCCTGCGGCGTCCAGATACACCGCACGCGATGATGGGTATGTGACAAACACGTCTTTGGAGCCAGCGCCAAAGTTCACTAGAGAGCCAGCGTTGCTGGACGACACCACGGTTGCGCGAGACAGGGTTGTGCCGGAGGCTGTGTAGGCTCCGACGCCAACTTCCCAATCGCCAGATGTTGCGTCCACGATGGCGTAGAAGGTCTGGTTGCCGTCACCAATGACCACAAAGGATTGGAACCCTGCGGCTGCGCCAGCCAACGTAACCGTGCCAGTGCCCGTGGTTGTGGTCGTTTCCTTGACGCGATCTTTGAGTACCAATGCCATTTTTAATCCTTACGATGGTAGTTGCGTCCAGCCGGGGGTCTGAGCGTCGTTGACCTCAGTCCAACCGCTACCTTGGGTATTGGTGATATTTTGCCAGTTCGGAGTCTGGCTGTCGTCAATTACCGCCCAGACCAGCGCTCCGCCGATGCTGATGGTGAGCTGAACACCAGTGGGATACACGTTGGCGGTCTTGATGACGCCCAGCGTGCTCAAGGCGCTGACGGCTTCTGCAATCGACGCATTCACGTTGATCTGAACCACTTGAGTGGCCGCGCCCGTGGCGCTTTCTGCAACGGCCACAGAGATCAGCAAGCCACGAGTCATGTCGTCGTCGCCAGTCGCCGCCTCAGCCTGTGCGGCCAAGAAGGTGCCCACAGCAGCTTGTGCTGCCGTGCCGGTGGTGCTCTCTGCCTGCGCCGCCAAGAATGTGCCGATGGCCGTCTGGGTTGCTGTGGCACCAGCCTGCTCCAAAGCGCTGGCCACCATATTGGCAATCACCGACTGCACGCTTGCTGCGGAGGATGTCTCTGCCTGCGTGGCCACCATTGTGGCGATGACGGACTGGGTTTCTTGGGCTGCGGAAAACTCCGCCATGATGCCGCCCCGGATGACACTTGGGACATCAAAAGCTGCAGTGGCCGTGGCCGCTTCAGTTGCGGAGACGGCGAACGTGTTCCCGCCTAAAGAGGCGAAGGATGCTTGGGCAAAAGTGACATCGCCAAACACCGCACGTCCTATTAGGCTGCGTCGAGCGAGAAGGAGTAGGTCACGTTCAGCGTGTCCCCGTTGTCCACAGTCTTGTCGCCGCCAGTGAAGTCACCAGCCGAGAACAAGATGCCGGACGTGCCGCTGTTCACGCTGGCCAGCAATGCGCCTGCAACCACGGTGCCGTTGACCAGCATAGCAAACGAAGCAGGGGATGCGGAGTTGGAGATCACCGATGGGTCCGCCGTGGTGGCCGTACCGAATGTCGCTGTCTTGCGGTTGCCGGTGTAGGCCGTGCCGGGCACCAGCTCTGTCCAGCCTGCGTGAGAGGCCAGTGTGTCGCCAGCGGCAAAGGTTGTGCCGGAGCCGGGGCCTTGGACCAGACCCAAGAACCAAGCCGCCGTGTAGCCAGCGCCCACGAAGTACTTGCTGTTCATGTCCTGCAGGCCTTCGTTGACCACGAGGTTGTGGAAGGTGTCAGACCACTTCTCTTTGCCGTCTGCGCCCACGCAGGTAACGGTGAACACACCGCCCGCGCCAACGCGCTCGCCGCCAATACGCTGAGCGACCATGCCTGCGGTAACGCTGTCTTGTGCTTTGCTGTGTTCCATGATGTGTCCTTATGAGATTCGCACAATCGCACTGTTGGCGTCGGCAGTTGGGAAGATGATTTGGAAGGTGTCGTTGCTCACGGTCTTGTCAGCGCCGAAGTCGAGAACAGCCACGGACTTGTTGCCCTCTGTGCTGTTGTAGATCAAAGCACCACGGGCCGTGAAGGTTGAGCTTGTCCAAGAGGTGTTGGCAAAGCTGAAGTAGGCCGTGGGCACGTTGGCGCTGTTGTTTGCAGCCACAGGTGTGGTCGTAATGACCAGTGTGTTGCCGCCAGCCACGTAACCCGTACCAACGACTTCGCCCGATGTCGTGTAAACAGCCGTGGAGCCGTCCAGATTGGCGGCAGCGGTGTACAGCGCGATCTTGAACGTGTCGGGCGATGTCGGTCCAAAGTTGTGAATGCCCTGCGGCAGCTCCACCTTGAACGATGTGGTTGCGGTTTGCGCGATTGTCATGACACTTTGATCCTTGTCTGACCGTCACGGTATGTGTCGGTGCGTTGTTTGCCGTCACCCAAGTTCTTAAGCAGAGCAATCGCTTGCATGTACATGTCTTGGTACAGCTTCACCATGTCAGCCTCGCCCTTCATGAAGCGGATAGCCTCAACCAAAGCGCCATTGAGCAAAGCGGAATCGAAGTTTTCGCCCAGCCACGTCTCACCTGCGGTCACAATGGACTCGGGGTAGTAGTAGTAGTGCAGCTCAGCCGCGTAAGTGGCGTCTGGAGTTGGCCCCAAGATGAACGTCAGCTCGTTTACATCGCTCGACTGAGGGCCGAAGATGGCGTAGTGCTTGGGCTTGCCGGTGGTAGCCGGATTGGGGTAAGCCTGACGGATGAAGTTCACGTCCTTGTCCAGCAAGAACTCGTAGTTCCCGCCTGCAGCCGGGTAGATGGCCAACGAGTACACCGACAGAAAATCATTCGGAGCAGCCAGATACTTGTTGTTCGCAGTCAACGTGCCAGTGACGTTCTTGCGCAAGTTGGCCAACTGCACCGTGTTGTAGATTTTCTGTTCCGCCTGCTGCGTGAACATGGCGTACTGCTCCTCTGTGAACTCGTTTTCACAGATGTCAGCAATGTTGATCTTCAGCTCGGCGTAGTTCATGCTTTATGCCATCGGGCCTCGGGCCATGGTGCCTTTGGTAGCGCAGCCAGTACCACGGATTTTGATGCCGGTGGTCTTGACGTTATCCGCGCCGGGGTCGTTGGTGCTCACGCGGGGCGTGGCTGTGTACCGCGTCATCTTGTTTGCGGCCAAGGTGTTGGGGTCTTTCATGACCTTCATGCCTGCGCCGGGCTTGCCATCCATCGTGTGGGGCTTGGCGTAGACGCTGGCTTGGCCAACCTCTTTGCCCATCATCTTTTTGCTGAAGGTTGCCATGTTATTTCCCCTTGGGTGCAGACGATACGCGCTGGTTCATGACCTTGGCCATGCCGCGTCCAAGCTGCTTCATCTGCAGATTGGTCTTGCCGCCCTTGGCCAGCTTGGTTGGCTTCATGCCCGGGTGCATGTTTGCCTCGTGTTTGCTTACTGCTTTTTTCGCGTCCATGTCAGACTCCTTTACGATACCGATATTGTCACTGTGCCGATCTGCACAGTCAACGCCAATGTGTTGGGTGTCAAGAGCGTATCAAACGACCTTGATCCGCCCACCGGGTTCCATCCCCACTGAATGTCCCGAGAGCCGCCAGACAGGTTGCCATCGTCATTCAGGCCAGATGTCACGTAGGTGGTGTCCCTGCGTGGGTTTCTCAGCGCCTGCGGGTCATCCACAGGGAATGTGCCAAGCATCAACTGAGGCTGATCAGGGTCCCAGCACTCCGGGCACACCAGCAACTCATACTTGCGCTGCTTGATGATCTCAGTTCTGAGCTGTTTGAGTTTGAATTGCTGGCCACAGCGGTCGCACATGGCAATCGCTTTGTGGCCTGCTGCAAACCGGTTTGCCATCAGTAGCCACCGTTTCCAATGTGCATCGCACGAGGAACAAACCGGACTGCCGCTTTTTCGCGGTCCTCGGAGGAGGCAAGGTCCCACGCTTCGTCGTATTGAGCCTTGAGCACCTGAAGGCGCTCCATGCCGCCGGGAATCTTCAGGGCAAGGTGGTAGGCCAAGCCAGCCGTCATGGCCTCATAGAAGCGGAACGGCATGTCCATGGTGTTCACACCCGTGCCAGCGTCCTGCATGCGGCGCAAGCGCCAGTACACGAACACATAGGGCTGCGAGTCGTCTGGCACCGGCCACACTGTGATGCGCGGGGCATCGGTCAAGCGCTCAATCCAGACCTGAATGGGCCGGGCCTGCTGCAGCTTGTTGGGGATCGTGGCGTAGGTGGAGACGCTGATCCGGGTGATGGTCAGGTCGGCCTGTGTCGAAGCGCTACCGGCACCCGTGCGGATCACATGCTCAAGCAGGTCCACGGTGTCGGCGGGCAAATTGTATGTCGCTTGTCCGGGGATCAGATTAATGAGCCCCTGCTCATACGTGAACATGTTCAGGCCACGGTTGGCCCACTGCGAAAACATCAGGTTCAGGGACCGGCTGGCAGTGCGCAGGTCATAGCCTGTGCGCAGCTCGCCACCGGCACGCTCGAAGGCCTCCTCCACAATTTCCGTGAGGTCCATGTTGAACGCTGTGGTGCCTGATGTTGCCATGATTTACTTCTTCGCAGTCTTGACCGATTGCGCAAATGCGCTGGCAGTCGGAGCACCCTTGCTACCAACCTTGCGCATTTTCTCACCAGAACCAGCAGCAATGCGCTTTCGCTTTGCATGGATGTTGTCGTACAGGCCCACCTTTCCGCCAGCGGCGTACTCGGTAAAGTCGGTATCGTCCCGGCGAGCTTTAAGCTTGCCAGAAGGCATCTTAGATGGGTTGATGGCACCCATGCCGCGACTGGCTCTCATATCAGCAAGTCCTGCCGCCCATGGCCATCTTGACCATCGTGCCCTTGGTGTGGCCCTTGGTCACACAACCATCAGCACGAGTCACGCTGCCACCCTTGGCCTTTTTGACCATGGGTGCAGGAGGCGTCTTGCTGGCTGCGTTGTAGGCTTTTTCAGCGGCTTCGGCAGCCTTCTTGTCCGCCATCATCTGGCGAGCTTCTTTTTCTGCTGGACTCATGTTGATCTCCTTAGCAGGTCTTGCCGCCACGGGCCATTTTGATCATGGTGCCTTTGGTCTTGCCTTTGGTAGCAATACCGTCACGGCTTGGAGCGGCAGTTTTCACTGAGCCCATCTTGGTTGTGCCAATCGAGCCACCGGCCTTGTAGCCTTTGGCTTCAGCCATTTCGTGTTTGATCATGGACTTGGGAGCGCCCTTCTTTTTCATGAAGTTCATCTCTTTTGCCGCCATTGCTTTGGACTCTTTCATATCGCCACCTTTTGAAAATTTGCGGCCCTTGTCCGCGTTGGAGAACTCTTTGCCCACTGACTGTGGGACGCCTGCTTTCTTCGCAAAGGCTGGGTTGTTGGCCACAGCCGCCATGAAGTTGTGCTGCTTTTTACTCGTGCTGGGCATTATTGCCTCGCAGGTTGTCAATCTTGCGCTCAAGCCGGTCAAACCGGTCAAGCAACTGTTGCATGTCGGCCCGGAACTCCGAGCGCGTGATGTGATCCCGTGCCACTTCCTCGCGGGTGCGGTTGAGCAGGATGCCAAGACGGTTGATCTCGGCAAACTTTTCTTTCAGGATGAACCCGAGCATGGCCACAATTGCGGTGAGCACGAGGTTCCAGACCATCATTTCCATGTCAGCACTTCCATCGCGCCAGTGACGCGGCTTTACGAGTGGGCTTGCCCTTCTCGTCTTTCATTGGGCCGGGCATACCTGACATGCGTGCGCAGAACGAGTCCTTGCGCTTGCCACCCTGCGGCTGCGGGGCTTTGAGGTTGCTGCCGGTGGCGGCGTTATATTTAGCTCTGCCCTTGGCTGTCAGCCCAGCACCCTTGGATGCAGGCAGCTTCTCACCACGACCGATTGCAAGGGATGGGGTCTTCTTAGCCATTGACGACTTTCAGTTTGGGTGTGCAGTGCTGCTCGATCAGCGGCATCAGCACGGCCTCTTTGAAGCTGCGGTGGTATTCCTGTGAGCCAACGTGCGGCAGGGTGATCTCGGGATCAATGAAGACCGTGAAACCGTCCGCCCGGGCACGCTTGCAGAACGTGTAGTCCTCGCCAACGTACTGCCCATTGGTCAACTCAAAGTCGAACAGGGCGCTCTCGTTGCGGTTGTACACGTCGTTGAAGTAGGTCCACTCTGGGTGGTTGGCCACCATCTTCTCCAGCACATGGCGCTGGATCATCATGAAGCCCGTGGCCACGTTCTCAACACGCAGCATGCCGTTTGCATCGAACTCAAGCGTCTTGTTCTCGTCGATGTAGATGTCCAAGAAGAACTTTCGGTCCTCGGCTCTGCGGGTGTACATCCCAGCGGTGATGTCCTTGCCGGTGCTCAGCGCCAACAGGCGAAGAACTGACTCGGCGTCCACCACGATGTCGGCATCGACGAACAGCATGTCTGTGCAGTCCGACTCTAAGAAGTTGGCGACCAGAATGTTTCTGGCCTTGGTGATAAGAGAGCAGCCCGACAGGTGCGACAGTTGCACTTGGACACCAAACTGCGAAGCCTTGACCACCAAATCGGCCAAAGCAAACGAAGTTTTGATGTTCAACTTGCCGTCGTAGGCAGGGATCGCAATCATCAATTTGCGACCTGCAACATCCATGGGGCGTATCTCTTCAGCCATAGAACACCGTGATCTTGGAAGTTGCCGGAATTGTTACATGGACGTCTGTCTGAAACAAAATCCCTTGACCGGGGATTGGCAAACTGATTGGCTGAGTTCCAGTTCCAATATTGAACTGCAACAGTATGGTTCCGCCTGATCCGCCATCACGAAAAATAACATCCCCGGCGGTTCCGCCAGAAATGCAATGGTAGGCTTTGACGCGAGTACGATAAGCCACCACGGTAGCCGTGGCTTCGGTGTGTACCGCTTTTACGTCTGTCTGCATCGACATAATCAATCTCCTTTAAAACAGGGGCCAAAGCCCCTTGGGTTGATTACGCAGTGCGTGTAAACGCATACGCTGTGGCGCTGGAGAACATGATGGTGAATCGTGCCAAACCAGTAACACCAGAGGCAACCGTCAGGTCGCCAAAAGAACCTGCGGTGTCCACGGCGGCAGAAGACAGAACGCCGTTGGTGGCCACAGCAATGGTCACTGTGCTTGCGCCAGCAGTGTTGTCAATGTACAGGTCCATCACAGTGCCACGAACTGCACCCAAGGCCGCGCCGAGCAAAGTGCCAGTGGGCAGCGTGATGGTTGTGGCGGCTGCCGAGGTGGAGGTGATGTAACCGGTAATAACTTCTGCCGCTGTGGCTGTTGCAGTGGCGTTGATTGCTGCGGTTGTTGGGTGGTTTTGATCAGTGAACACCAAATTGGTGGTCGTCAGATCGGTTACGCTGGTGGTCGCGCCAAAAGTGGCATCGACGGTAACCGCACCAGTGGTTGCGCTGACGGAGACGTCTTGAAAGCCGTTCTCGGAACGAACTGGGCCGGAGAATGTGGTATTGCTCATGATGATTCCTCACATGCGAGTTGAGGTGCATCTGTCTGCATGTCGTCGGCCCGGAGCCGTCAGATACACCGGATAGTCCGGGGTTGAGGCAATATATCACGCAGGTTCTTGGGGGTCAACGAGCTTGTTGGACTTTTTCAGGTTTTGTTCTTGGGTGATGACCCGCAAGTTCCACGGCACATGCAGACCGCAGACCTCTTCGCCTTGGATTGGCACCTCGTGGTCTACCGCATGCCGGATGCCGGTGGCTCGGCTCAGCTCAATCGCCAGTCTGTACTTCAGTCGTATCTCCATGCGCTGCTCGGGCGACAGCCATTTAGGCGTGGCGTCACGGAAGCGTCTGCGGCGCATGCTTACCAGCGAGCGGTAATAGTCTGGATTGGCTTCCTTGTGTTTTTTCTTGTACGCATTTTTTGCCCCATCTGGCCGGGCTTGTGCCGCAGCAACCACGGCGTCTTTGTTGCGCTCGTAGTACCCCTTCTTCGCCTTTTGCCCGGCTTCTGACTTGTTGTACTCCTTAAAGTACTCGGCTCTGGTTTCTAAGGCTTGCGCCCACTCAACCTTCAGGCACTCAACGCAGGCCCCTTTGGTCTTGCGTGGCGCAATGTGCCCATGCTTGCAGGGCTCTCCAGTGAAGTAATACTTGGCCCCAGTCGCCTTAGCTTCAGCTCGGGTCTTGAGTAAATTTGTGGTGTCCATGATGTCTCCTGTTTCGACACCGGTAATTGTACGCCAAAGAAAAGGGAGCCGAAGCTCCCTCTTCAATTTCCCGAATTAAGCACCGGGAGAGCCATAGACGCCGAGCGGATCGCTGACACCAAAAGAATAACGCTCACGAGCTTTGTAGCGAACGTTTCCAGTGTCAAAATCTCCGTCCATGGAATTCGCCAGCGGGGAACGAACGAAGTGCTTCAGACCGTTGGGCACGTCAGTCAACAGGAACCAAGCGTTGGTATCGGTCAAGAAGTTGTTGATCGTGTAACCACCGGGGATGGAGCCGTTGTTCTTGATGGCGTTGATATCGTTGTCAGCAGTGCCGACGCGGAGTTCAGTTTCCAACAAGCGAGTTGCAACGAATTGCAGTGCAGGTGGAACCACCAGTTTCTTGGGCTTGGCTGCGATCAGCAGGCCGCGTTCGTCTGTCCAAGCAGCGATCTGAATGACGGCGTTTTCCAACGAAGTCTCGTTCAGGTCGGCTGCCGTGGCAGGGCGGTTGCTGTTGACGCCACCAGAGATCAGCGGGTGAGCTGTCGAGAACAAGGTCACGCCGTCGCCGTAAGTGACGCCAGCGGTGAAACCAGTGTTCAGGATGGCTGCGCCCTTGACCTGTTTGGTGTACGCCATACCACGGGCCAGAGCTTTGGTGTATCGGCTGGACAAGCTGTCATACAGGTTGTCTTCGATGGCCTCTTCAGTGATGGAGAAGCCCAAAGCGATGGTTTCGTGGGTGTAGCGAGCAGTGAAAGCTTCCTGCGCATTGTCATAAGCAATGGCAGCGCCTTCGTTCTTCACCGGAGCGGCGGAGAAGCCAGACAGCTTGGTTTCTTCTTCAAAGCTACGCTCCGATGTCTCGGTCTCGTAGATTTCCTTGTGCTGCTCGCCGTACTTGGCGTACTCAAGGCCGAACAAAGCGTTCAAGCCGGGGAGCAGTTCTTTCAGCAGTTGTGCGCGTGAAATGGCCATGATTTACTCCTTAGACACCAGTGGTGTTGTTGTACTGGTGTGTGTTGATTTTCACCAACAGCTCGGTGTATGTGTCAGCAGCAGTAGCTGTCTCAGGCACAACGTCGATCACACGGATTGGGAGGGTGGCAGTAGTGCCAGCGCCGGTCAAAGTGACGGCGAAAGCAGAATTACCTGTGGTGGTGTTACCAGCGTTCAGAACGAGCGCAAGGTTGGTGCCAACAACAGTACGGCCAGCGGTGCCCATGGTGGTGCCAGAGGTCACAACAGCGACCTTGAACAGAGCCATTGGATCATCGACAACGTAGGCCAGCGCCAGATTGGTGGATGTGGATGCCAGCGCGGGGATGAACTGACCTTGAACGGTTTGACCGCTCGAGTTCACGTACTGACCGCCCATGCACACGCCAACAATGTTGCCAGAGTCAGTTGTGGTGGATTTGACAAGATAACCATCGCTGTTGATCACAACGGTATCGCCATCAAAAATGGCGGTGCCGAAGCCAGCAGCTACGGGAATCTGACGGATTGCACCTGCGTACGGCATGCCATCAATACGATTGATTGCTTGCAGACCGTAGGGTGCCGAAACGGTGGGGTAAGCCATGTTTGGACTCCAAAAAAGTTAAGTGCCTTTGCCGAAAGTGACCTTCGTGCTCCGCTCTTTGAAAAGCGGCATACGTGGGTCGTTCTCGCGCATGTAAGCGTTATCCACTGATTGCATCTGCGACTCAGCCTGCTGGCCATAGTACGCATTCCGCTGCTCGGTGAACTCCACAGGTGTTTTGCAAAGCAACAAACCACCAACCTCAATGCTGTCCGGGAAGCGGTTTTGACCGCCGCTGAACAATCGCACTTCAGGGTGAGCTGATGCCTTTACGGGTTCCCATCCTTCTCGCAATTTGCCGGAAACGTTCATGGCGTCATCCTTGCCAAGCGTGGCGATCCGAATCCAGCGATAAGCGTAGCCTTCTTCCGGTGTCGGATCAGGCAAAAGCTGGGGTGGCATCCATTTTTTTGGACGCTCGGTTGAGTCACGCATTTGCAGAGCACGAGGCTCGCGGTTGTCAAGTTCTGTTTTAGCCATTTTCATTTCCTCATTTCTGCCGCAACTGCACGGGCGTACTGCTCATTCGTCAGTCCTAACCGCTTAGCGAGTTCCACCTGCGTTTTCGTCAGCACGATTTTTTTGGGCGCTGTGCTGCGCGTTGCTGGTGCAACATTATTTGATGTCCTCGACGGAGTTTGCGCATCCGCCTGTTTCCCAGACTCAAACTGATCTGGAAAACGCTCCCTGATGTCACTGTTGATGCGTCGGTAATACTCATCGGTGCCAGCAGGGATACCCTCGCTCACCAAGTCTTCATGAAGGCCAAGAGCGTAAGCCGTCATGCGCTTGTTTTCTCCAAACCACTGGTTCTCGTCTTTCCACGATGCCAGTTTCGAGTCAACAGGCTGTTCTTGGGGAACTTGTTGTCTGGTTTGTACAACATTTTGCTCCTCCTGTAAAGCAGGGGGGCGGAAGCTGTTGATGCGATCAGCCTTCAGCTTGGCCGAGGTCATGGCCTCTTGCGCCGCGACAAGGGCATCTGAGTCGCCGGACTCGTA